AACTCCAAATACATTTTGGTGTCGCGACTAAAATACAATTGTTCTGCCATAGTTTTCTCCTATGAATCTTGAAAAGACTTGGACGTGAACGTCTGTTCGTGCCAGTATTTTCTAATAACGAACTTCTACTAGTATTTCTCCTACTCCTAGAGGTTCGAGTACACCCTCATCAGTATCAATACTAATGATTGTGATTTGTTGCGTTTTAAAAACGTTATTTTGCCTATCTGAATATTCAAGCTGTGCATTATCTTCTATTAGAGTTTCTACATCCTCCATTAATACATTTAGAGCTCGTTGCGCATCCTCTTCTTGTACGTAGCATCTTATTGTTACAGATAAGAAGCGATCCTTATATCCCGCTGCTTGATACTCTCTTGTTTCTGCACCCGCATTTAAATGAATTGCAGGAAATTGATCTACTTCATCCCAAAATTTGAGTCTTGGATGAACATTATTTTGTAAGTCAGATAGAAAAGCACCTGCTCCGTTTATATCTTTTAGCTTTTCTGCTAACGCTTCTACAATATTACTTCTCCTTGAAGTATATGATCTATTTGTTGTAGTCACTATAGTCTCCTAGCAAAAAGTCTTCCAATCTGATTTTGAGCTGCTATTTCTCTTATTGATAGCTCAATTAACCTTCTAGGGTCTCTTTCTTGAGAAGAAAATCTACTACCACTTGTTGCTTCAAACACCTGATATGGATTTTTTTCGTATGTGTAACCTACACTCGGAAATCCTCTTGCCGTTGTTTGAACATCTACGGCTTTAATTGAGGATAAAAATCTTCCTGTTCTATTTTCTAGTCGCGGCGCACCCATATTGCCTGCAACTTGTCTTTGAATTTGTGTATTTAGAATTGCTAAAAAACTCTGTAAAGATGCTTTTGATACTTGTGCTCTATCTTTTCGACCTCCCCTACCTCCTGGAACAAGAACCGCTTTCTTTCCCCTAGGCAGGTTCGCTTTTTTAGCTTTGGCCTTTACCTGAGCTGATTTATTTCCAGAAGTCTTTGAAGATGTTTTTAAATTAGCATTTGCAATGCTACTATCTATTTTTACCTTCTTTTTTAATCCTTTATGCTCTGTAATATTATCAACAAATTTATCCAGTACAACTTTAGACATTTTGTCTTTTAGAGTGCTAGATCCAACAAAATTTAAATATTCTTCTGCACTTAAATGTTCTTGAACAGCCTCTTCTAAAGCCTGTAAAACTAGCTGTTGTTCTTTTCTTTCAATACCACTTCTTGATAGATTCTCATCTTTATCCAGAGGTGTAACGATTAGTGCTGCTCCTGCGTCTAAAGTACCGTCTGGATTTACAACTTGATCAAAGTTACCTATTAAGTTGTATAACCGTCTTTTTAATTGTGTTTTTGACTGTAAATTGCTTTCAGTACTAATTAGGTTATCAAGATTACTTTCTACTGTAGATAATAATTTTGCTTGATCTATACCAGAGCCAAGGGCTGTTGATACTCCAAAAGTTGCTGCAGAAAAAGTTCCTTGAGCCGGTCCATCTTCTCCATGGTCAAACTGAGTAGTACCTGTAAACTTATTTTGATCAAAGTTTACAGATAACTCTTTTTGGGCAAACTCTGTATGAAACTTTCCAATTACTGTCCTAATACTTCTAAAGTTCATTCCCATGAAAAGAATGGTTCTACCAAAATTTAGTTTTCTTTTCTTTAAAATATCTGCGTAAAGACCCTCAGTTAGCTGCTTTGGGGCAGGTTTAGATAGTTGCCGTAGAAACTTTCTAAGCTCTCTTCTATACTTTGTAAGAGTCTTTTTATCGACTTCTGTAGGACTAACTCCTGCTTGAAAACCTACTTGTAGTTGATCTATTGCTCTTTTATTTATAACTAAACATTGCTGAACTTGAGCACTTTCCATAAGTAGTCGAGAAGCATCTTTAAAAACTTTTTCGCTCTTTCTGTTCAAGTTTTCGAGCATTTTATTTGCGACTAATTGTTTAAAGTTACCCGCACTCATTAAAAGTTCTTATATAAATCCAAAACACGTTTAATATGGTCTGGAAAAGCAACGTTGTTACGTTGGCTTGTGCTTGCAGTATTCTGTATACTTGCTGCACCAAGAGTTCTACGCTCTTTATGCTCATCCTTTAAATAGTATGTGATTAAATCAGATACTGCAAGTTTTAAATCTTCTGGTGTGGAAGCGTATCCTGCCGTATAAATAATTTTTACTGCCCCAACCCCGTGACGCCAGTTAAGTCTGCCACCAGACTGATTTGTTCTAATAATACTGTCAGTACGAGTGTCAAGATAGTATTCATGAGAAGTTGTGGTGAGAGTATTATATGCTTGATCATACCCACTTCTCTCTTGTACACTAACAATTGTATTTACAGGACTCTCGGTAAGTTGAACCGCAAAAGTATCCCAATAAATATCAAAATCTTCCTCTTTATTTGAGGAATGAAAGTCGATTATGGAATTACCACAATAAGTTTTTACTAATTGACTTACAGAAGGAATCAGAGAATTTATTCGTAAGTCATCTTTCGGACTTTGAATACCCTCTGAGTCTTTATAATCTGCTAACGTAATTAAATTTGCCATAAGTAAATTAGTAAAAACTGGGGGAGGTAGGCCTCCCCCAAGTCTCTAGGATATACCTGTAGTATTAGGCTACAGAATCTATCTTAATTGAAGGTTGATCGCCTGATGCGCCTGCTACAAGCTCTTCAAAACCAAGTGATTGAGTAGCAACGATTACTCGACGCTGATTCATCACTTCGTAGTCTTGCTCAACCGATACACCACGGAGACGTGGCATTACATAGTTACGAGCATATACTGCAAATGCTACTGGAGCACCAGCTGCTTCTGCAGGAAACTCTTCAGATACCACTACAGGTGAACCGAAGACTGCACCCAAGCTACCAGTTACTCGTACGGCCAAGTCATTACCAACTTCGTCCAGAGTCTGGAATGCTGAATCGCTCAACAGATCATAGTACATTGCTTGGCTAACGATGTATACTACATCAGAGGGGCTCAAGCCATACTTGCCCATTTGCTTACGAGCAGCCAATAGCTGAGCTGCTGTCATTGCATCAAAGTTACCAGAGGCTACAGAAGCACCGTCAGCGTCATGCTTCGCGGTAGCAATTGCAGCGTGTCCGTCAAGACCGCTGATGTTTGAGCCATTACCATTAAGAATAGCATTCTCTACTGCACGACCGTGTGCACGGGCAACACCTTCGATAAGCATAGGCATCAAGTTAATCAATACTTGCTCGTCGACTTCGTTGTCCATAAAGGTGCTTGAAATCAAACGATCAGCATTCAAGATTACTTGCTTAGGCTTGTACGTGCTATCTGATGCACCACGGTTTTCCAAGTTACCAGAAGTAGCATTGGTTGCAAAAGTTGCAGGTTCAACATCTACAGAGATAGGAAGAACCGTTGCAGCACCATTAACAGGGATTTCACGGAACAATGCCGCTACTTTAAGTTCATTTTGAATTTCCTTCTCAATAAGAGAAGATACTTCTTGGTCGATATCAGCTGCATTAGCAGTATAGTTGATACCAGCCTTTTCCTGAATGTCACGAGCAAACTCAGTATCCCAACCCTTACGAGTCATTACACCCAGCATGTGAGCATTTAAAAAGTCTTTGCCCCAAGCAGAGATATCACTCTTTTCAGCACGATCAGCGAATACACGCTTAGACTCACGCATCTTAGTGATTTCTTCGCTCTTCTCTTCGAGCTCTTTCTTGTACTTAGCAAGAGTTTCTTCCATGTCAGCATTACGATCATTAAGACCTTTCTGAACATCCTCAAGAAGACGCTCAGTACCTGATTCAATACCAGTAACTACTGCTTGCTTAACTTCTTCCTCTTGCTGAGCCTTAGCCTCTGCTTCTGCAGCAGCTTTTTCAACAGCTTCTTGTTGTGCCGCTTCTTCAGCAGCTTTAGTTTCGGCTTGCTTCATTGCAATTTTGGCAGCAGTTTCCTCTGCTACCTTCTTAGCAAATGCTTCCAAGTCGATTTCGGGAGTTTTTACCTCTTCCGACATTTTGATCTCCTTTTGAGCTTGCGCTCCGTCCAGTGTGTCACTAGCTACCGATAAATTATCATCTTTAGCCAGAGACTGACTGGCTAGATCTACACGATTGGTGAAAGTTTTCTTAAAGTCTTCATACTCTGCTTCAGAGTCAAAAGACTTCGCCAGAGAAAAAGTAGCTGCTTGATTGCAAGGAACGGATACTACCGAAACTTCAAACAACTCAGCGTCCTTTATCTTATATCCATCGGTTTCCTGAAGATAATCAGCATCCTTGACTCGGAAACCGACAGAAAAGGCTCCAAGGACACCGTCTTTAACTAAATCGCACACATAATCTGGTGCAGACTTGCTAATCTTTGCCTCCAGCTCTAGGCCGTTTGGCGTAACTTTTAATCCGGTAGCCCTTCCAATGGGCTTATTATAATCATGATTAAAGAGAATAATAGGATTAGATTCAAAATTCTTTAAGCCACCCTTTGTCCACGCGTCTGGAGAAATAGTATCTCCTGCACGATCAAAGTCATTAGTGCTGGCCATTCCGCGAATCACCACACTTCCATCTTCAATTTCGTGTGATTTAAACGTAGAAGTAAGATTAAATATTTTATTCATCGTCTTCCTTTACTTCTGATACTTTAGCCAAGGCTGCTAAGGGATCAGGCTTGGCACAGTTGCATTCTCCAGGAGCGCAGCCGCAGTTTTCACCGCAAACTTCGCATACTTCTTCAGAAACTTCAGAAACTTCCTCAGTATTAACTGAGCGCGCTTTCTGTATCTCATTCCAAAGATCTGGAAACGTACCCTCTAATGTAGTAGTTAAACGAGACCAACTACCAAAATGATTTAGAACCATACCCGAACCCATGGGTACTTCATTTGCGTATTCATCATATTCATGTCTGGAAAGGACTCGTCCTTTTTCAAGCATAAACATTCCTACGGCTTCAAGTATTTTATTACGAACGCGTAGTCTAGCCATCTTGTTCCTCTTCTTCTGTGGGACGACCACCTTCGTCCGGATTAGTTGCACTTCCTGCAATATTTGCAGGTACTCTTAGATCGTTATAACCTTCTACAGGATCAAATCCTAAATGCTCTCTTGCTTCATTTGGAGAAATAATTCCTCCATTTACTAATGCTGTGTAGTATTGTGACTGGTCTCGCATCTCAGGTTGTAGAGCAGGTACTTCTGTTACATCCTCTTTTAACTCAAATCCAAAGTATCTTTCTAGAGCGAAATGAAACTTTTTAACTATAGGTAATACAGTCTCTAAGTAATACATCCTCATGTTAGGTCGAATGTTTGCATTATTTCCAGAATCCAACATAATAGGTGGTATTCCAAGAGCCTTTAAAATAATTTTTTCATTTTCATGTATGGCTGCTTGAAAGTCTAGTTCTTTGAAATTAGTATTTGTAAAGCTATCAATTTCTAAGCCGCCATCAAGAATTAGAGGTCTTCGTCCTCCAGAATCCGGTCTGTATCTCAAAGACCAGGATTGTATCATTCTTTCTTTGATCTTTTCGCTAAGAGTATTTGGGCTTTTTAAAACTAGTCCCGGCACAGCTCCATTTTTAAAGAAGTTATCTTGAAACTGTCGCATATTTTGCATCAAAATCATAGTTCTGAGTGCAGGCTTTAGTCGTGAGATACCTCTATAAATTGAATAAAAAGAATTATCTTTTATGTGAATTATCTCAGAGGGTTTGTAATCAACGGTTTCATTAAAAGTAAATTTATCAATATAAGAAGTTTTACTTGCATGAATGTTCATTTTATTGGCGGGAAGATGATAGAGATGAACTCCATCGTAATAAATAAAGATATTACCGTCAAGCAAATAATCTGTAATTAGATTTCTTTTAAACGTACTAATATCTTGGAAAGGATTAGGCTCTTTGTTTAAAAGAAGATTTACTCTTGATCTTTTTACGCCTTTTACAATACTCTGTAGTCCGGGTATTTGTGCTCCTACGCTAGTTTTAATTTCTGCCGTATCATCTACAATAAGATTTACGCCTCTGTTTACAATTTCTATATCCTCGTATGCTTTTTCATACTTGAATGTAAACTCTCTGGAGGGAGTTGTAGCATGGTCATAGTATTGCTGCGCAGGATTTAATTTTTCTTCCTCCGCTTCTACAACCTTTCTGCCTAATACTTTATCCCACCATGCCATGTTTTTCTCTCTGAATCTCTACCCATCTTTCCTGCTTTTTTGCAGTGCCTAGTCCCGGATCCCTTCCATACACCTTATGTAGTTTTAAGTGGTGCTCATGGCATAACGTAACTGTATGTTCATACAGCTCAGCCCAGTGATCCTGTATGAAATCTTCTCGAAAAGATAAAACGTTTTCGGGAAGTAACTTATTCTTTTTTACATAATTATGAACTAAAGGGCTTAATGAGTAAAAGTGGTGAAAGTCAAGTTGTGTTCTTTCGCCGCAAATATAACACTCAGTGCCTTTTTCATACTTGTTTTTTGCTTTGTCTCTTATGTATTTTACGAGGTCTCTTTTTAGATCCATTTATGAATACCAGAATTATAGCGAACATGAGGTAACATGTCAAACATTATTTTTGACGTGGTATTTCTAAAAGCCGCTGTTTGATGTTTCGAACGAATACAATGCGTATCGTAATGCATCCGCCATGTGTGACGCACGATTGTGCTTTGGTTTCTCTTTCAGAAGATTTGGGTTAGGGTCCCACTGGTATTGATCTAACGCTTGTAAAGTTTCTCTACAGCGCTGATCAACAAGTAAATTATCATTATCTATTATTCCTTCGACATGAGATATTCCATCTAGGATAGATTTCTTAGCATTTACAGTAGTAATATCATAGTTTTGTGCAAAGTCAAATCGAGTTTGCTGGGCTGCAGAATCAATATAGATATAATCAATGTCCCATTTATCTATAAGCTGCTGTATTTCCATTGCATGCTGCTCTGTTGTCCTTTCTGCATCTAAGTACTCGTCAAGAAGGTAGTATTTTCCTTCATCCCACGAGTAACCAATTACGCAAAAAGCAGTAGGGTCTCTGTAGCCTACGTCAAGTCCAGCAAATACATCCATATCAGAAATATTTATTTCTTCAAAGTTTCCGACACATTGTTCAAAATCAAAGTTCCATACCTGTCCTTCAAATGTGTTAAAATCTGCTTCGTATTCTTGTCGAAACTCAGCTTCGGACATGGATTTTTTAGCTTCCTGAATATCCGTTTCAGACATTCTAGGATTAGATCTATAGCTCGCTTTAATAGAGACCCATTCTGAAAAATCATCTGTAAATCCCCTATCAAAAAACTCTGCAAACCAGTTATTTCTTCCTCGCGGCGTAGAAATAAAGATTGCTTTTGAGTTATCCTTATCCAAAGTAGGACGAAGAGCTACATTAAAGGCATCCTTGCCATCAGCAAGGGCTGCTTCGTCAAAGATAATTAGATCGTAAGATCTACCAACGCATGAGTCAACTTGATTTACTGACCCCATGCGTATGGTAGATCCATTTGATATTTCAATCACTTTATCTTTTGCATTATCTCTAACTACTTCTAGATCAAAGTGCTTTATCAACGTTCTTTGCAGATCAAAAGAGATCTGTGAGAGAGCGTAGTTTGGAGACATAATCAATATGTTTGACGAAGGTACAAGCGAAACTAGCTGCCCAATAATATTGGCTATATATGTCTTTCCTTGCCTTCGTGAAATCGCCGCGCAGACAAATCTATACTTAGGATTATTTATAGCGTTTATAATTGCTATCTGTGAAGGTAATGGTATAATTCCCAGTAAATCCATATAAGGCTCTACTGGGAGTTTTAAGAACTTACTTTCTTGACAGTAATCTGCTATATACTCTGCAAAAACGTCTTTGCGGCTAATTTCTATTGACATTTAGTCCTGTCCCATTGATCTCGTTTTGCTATACTTTCTACAAAGTTGCCATTCTGAAAGACTCTCATCTTCTTTGGACTCTTTGTGTTTAAGTATCTTTTTATACTCTTCTAGATTTTCAATAACTTTTCTAGCTTTCTTTTGCTGATCCATTATTTTTTCGATTGCCATGCTGATGCTCCAAAAAATGCGGCTACTAAACCCGCGATTGCTACAAAATAGACACTCGCTATATCTCCCAATATACCGGCTGCCGTATCCAAATTAACCAAAGAACAGATTACGATTAACGAAGGATATAGTAACATACCAAATAAAGCAAACCAAGCCATAGCTCGTTGTGCATCCGCTTTATCATGAGCTAATTTTAGTTCTTGTAGCTCTTTACTTGTTTCTAGTTCTTCGTCAGTAACGATACCATCACCGTCTGTATCGTATTCTGCATATTCTGAATTTTTCTCTAAACGCTTGTTCATTATCCAAATGCCTTTATAATTAAGAATAGTAGTCCTAGAGCTATGCCACTTCCTAGAAGTAAAGTAGTTCCGCCTACGAGTACTTGCTTTATAAGTCTTTCTTTTTGCTGCTGCTTTCTTTTAATCATAGCTGCATGTGCCCTTCTGTCTTGTTCTTGTTTTGCTATTGCTTTATCATAGTCTTCGAGCAATTTTGGGTCTGCAACAAGAAGAAGCTGTCTTAAGTCATACTGATATCGCTCCTGCGACCTTCGGAGCATTTGTAGTTTTAAAATGTCATTTGTAGATAAAGCATTAAATGTCGCTGTTTTACGAGTAACCTCAAATTGATTTAGAGCATCTCCAAAATCAGATACTAGCCCCATTGCTGCTTGAACATTGGCTCTGCCTTCATTTACCTGCTGGATTACTGAATTAATCTGCTGTAGAAGCATTCCTGCCGCTGCAACTGACTCAATAACCATTACCACTTCACCTTATCAGCCCAGTATGCTGCTGATATAGGTCCTTTTGCTATGTTTTTTGCATGACGAGCTTTAAAAGATGCTCGCTTCTTTTTCATAGCTTCGCTTTCACCAGCTTTTGGCTTTCCTGCAGTTTTTGCTCCCTGCTGACCAAAACGAATAGTCTTTATCTTGTCACCCACTTTTGCAACAACAATGTGAGATTTTTTTGGATGACTCGGTGTTCTTTTTGGCTTATTAAATCCAGAAACTCCTGCTTTTTTAACTGCAGGGTGTTTTTTCTTAGCGCTTTTTCGTCTTCGTACTGCCACGCTTTTTTCCTTTGTACCCACTTGCGTAGATAGCTCGAGCCTGTTTCATGGCATCTTTTTTTCTTTTATACGTTTTACCTGAACTTCCCCACTTATATCCGCCTTTAACTTTTCTTACGGGCACGTTTTTTACTCTTTCCTAACTCAATTCTGCGCTTTAATAGGGAAGGAGGTACTTTTTTTCCTTCTTTATAAAGTTTAGATACTCTTTTTAGGACTGAGGCGAGCTCGCTTCGCTTTGCTCCCCTTGTTGATCCTAAGTACTTCTTAGGTATCTTAGTTTTTCTATCCTTTGGTACTGACCTTCTTTTTCGCACGCGCTGCCCTCTTAATATCATTGTCTTGTGAGTGCCCGCCTCTCATAAATGAGTTTACACGGCCAAATGCCCACTGAGACATTGACACACCGGGTCGAGACCCAGAGCTGAGGTAAGCTCCCTGGCCGCGACGATATACTTTTGACAGTTGTCCATAAGTGAATTTGCTCTTTTTTGCTTTTCTCTGTAATGTAGCTTTTACTGATGCACTTAAGGGTTTTGCTGCTCTTTTACGTTTAGGAGCGGCTTTTCTTTTTCGTGTTGTAGTTCTTTTTCGTTTTACGGCCACGTTTTGTTCTCCGTTTTCTTTTCCTGGCTACCTCCTTCCCGAAAGAAGGAGGTGCAGATATACCTGGCATTAGCCGCGGCTAGAACGCTTCTTGCCGCGCTTCTTGCCATTTTTCATAGGCTTCTTTTTACCTTTCTTAGCCATAATAGCTTTTTGGAGAGCAGGTGGTAGGTTTCTTTTCTGTTTTGCAGTTAGTGCCATTTATTTTCTCTTTTGTACCTTGTTTAGATACGCTTGGTGGGTGCTGCCAGGCATAAATCGCTTGTCATCCCCTCTACCATGTGAGTGAATACCTTTTAGACCAAGGGCTTGTGCTCTTTTTCGAGCAGCAGTTGCAGATTTATAAATATCACGTTTTTTGATATAAGTTCTATGGCGTCTCTTGCTTATCACGAAGTATCTCCAATGTTTTCTTATCTTGCTGTATAATTACAGGTGCAGGGGTCTGCCTATTTCCCCCTTTCGTATACTCTGGATGTGACCATAAAAATTCATAGTCGGTATACATATTGTTAAGCTCTTCTGTGATCTCATATAAATCATCATCAGAGTAGCCTTCTGTAAAGATATAAATATTTGCTTCGCTTTCGTCTAAATTTCTTATAGCTAGATCACCTTCATAGAAATTAATCATACTATTTTTATAGGCTTTGAATGACCACGGGCATACATCCTGTATGCTTTCGAAGTATTTATACCATTCAGCCTGCGTCGGGCTCATCTTCTGGCTCTTCTACCGGCTCTTCTACAGGCTCCGGTAGTTTTTTGTCTAGATCCCAAGATTTAGCCTCTGCTTCAGTTGCGAAACCTTTTTTTCCTTTTTTAGGGTTAATTGCCCACCAGGTTCCTCTTTTTTCATGTACCATATTCTACTCCTACCCGAGCGGGTTTGCTAGGGCATCTAAGCCCTCCCAGAGATCATCAATCTCTTTATCTATTTTTTGAAACTTAGATTCCATTGTTTTCAAGTATTCATCAAATTTATCAATACGGTCAACAGCAAGTTCTGCTTTTTCGACCTCAGTTTCCATTTCTGTAACAGTCTTCTCGGCAGTTACTACTCTCTCTTGTATTAACAATAATTGTTGCTGTTGTTGCATTATTGTCTGAAGATTCGTTTGTAAAGTTGCTAATTTACCTTGGAGTTGGCTGATGTCGTTGTCTTCGAGCTCTTGTTTTATCAGTTGGACTTCCTCCACAAGAGGTGCAGTATCTGGTATCTCGTATGCTTCTACGGCCTCTAATCTTGAGTAAATAGAACTGGCCGTCCATATAGCCCCAGCTATACTTGAAACGATCCCGAACACAATTGCAATATGTATTCCTTTGAAACTTGCACCACCTACTCGGATTTCGGTATCTTCGATAGACATTATTACTCACACCCTGTTCCGTAGAAGAAACACTCATAGCCTACGTAACTAGGACTGTTTGTATAATATGGATCATTTTCTCCATCTAGTAATATATCAGTAGTGGACTTAAATAAATCTAAGTCTCCATTTACTCCATCAAAGTAAACTGCAGCTCCCCAGTTTGCGTTTACAAAATCAAGTCTTACCCAATTATTCTCAATCTCAAAACTAGCTGTAACTTCATCAACAAAGCTAGAGTCTGCTTGCTCTGCACTATTGTCAAAGAAAGCTACAGAGTCTGCATCATTTGCAATACCAATATAAGCGGCTGCTTCTTGAGCATAACCTTCTACTTCTTCAAGAGAGTCATTATATTCTGTAACAGTTTCCGCTTGGAGGGTTAGGGCTGCTTCATTTGCTTCTGCAAATTCTGCGACCGCTTGCATCTCAGGGTCGCTATTTGTCTGTGCAGCTTCTTCAGCCATAGTTGTTACTTCAAGAATTACTGCTATTTCAGTTGCAGCTTCTGTAAAAGTATCAATAGCCGTTTCCATGTTTGTAAGAGCTATCTCTCCTTGATCCATCAAAAAGTCTTGGGCAGTGTAAAACTGCATATCCGCCATGTTGCTTAAAGCATTGTTGTACGCGACTCTTTGAGCTTCAGATATTTTTGCAGCGTCTGCCATTGTTCCATCAGACATATAGCCAAGTTCAGCATTATAAGAAAGTCCAGCAACTGTTTTATAGCCTAAATTCAGTTGATCTACTACTGCTTGGCTTGAGTTTACTAAATCATTCAGTGGGTCCGCGCTCACTGCTCCTGAAACGCTCAGAGATAGAACGAGTGTCGCTGCCTTCAGTACTTTCATTCTCAACCCCAATTCCTAGTACATCATTGTACCAGTCTTTTTTCTTTGAATAGTCTGGTATGTGTAAACTCGGTCTACTTTTTAACGCAAGATAAGCGCGTTTACCGACTACAAGTTTACCCCCTTGTAAAACTGGACAGGGAGTGCCCGATATAAACATGGCTCTCCATACTTCCGGATTTTGACACATTCTTGCTACTGCAGCGACTTTCATTCCTAAGTCACTTAAAACTTTTGCATCCCTTCTTCGGTTACACTCAGGGTCTTCTTTATATCCACCTCTGCTAATTGCAACGCTTGGTAGTTGAAGTCCTTGACTGTTACCTCTAAAACAAGTTTCTGGTCCAGTACTCATATAGCTTGGTGAAATTGCTGAGTAAACTGGCATTCCTGAACTACCTGCTCCATTATATGTCTTTGAGTTAGTAGTATTGTTACTATTTACTGTACTATTCTGATTATTCGTGTTAAGGCTACCATCTTGTTCTGCTCCTTCATTGTCCCCGGAGTTCGTATTATCGTTCGGTAAATCTATTGGGTCGTAAAGGTCTTCTGGACTGCCTCCAGGATCAGCAGCAACTTCGACGGCAAAGATAAAATAGGATACTATTACTAATATTCCTAAAAAAGTTTTTAATGGCATAGATCATGACCAATTATTTATCACTATTGTAGAGATTAAGCCGAGTAAAAATACTATAGTTGTTGCACCCCCTCCGATAATTACCTGAAATATTTTGTCAAGACGAGCATCAATATCGTCAAGACGATTAAAGGTCGTCTTCCAACGTTCTGCGCACTCTTTTTCATGTACTAGAAATTGTGTTTTTAGCTCTTCTTGATCAGACATCTTTCAACAACTTATCCATGAGCTCTCCGTAGTTGCCCTGGCCAAAGGGAAGCCCTTCATTAATCTGTACATTTGTTTGACTTTTTACGTTTGTAGCTTCTGCTTTCTGCAGGTCGGCTTGTGCTTTTATCTCGTCCATTCTCATTTTATGGGCCATTTGGAGCAAGTCAGCTAAATCTTTATTAGAGTATACTCCACTTTCTTTAGCTTCTTCAAGTTTGCTCTCAATCATTTCGTCAAGTAGACTTGCAATATTATTTTTATTGCGATAACCCATGTCTAAGTATACTGTGTCAATATACTTTTTTACTTCGCGTTTATTTAACAGCTCTACTACTTTGTTTTCTTGCACGCCAAGCTGCTCGACAACCGCACGGATATTTCCGAAAGTAAGGTACGAGTTTGCTACTTCGAGTCCCTCTGGAGAGATTGTCGTTAATTCTTTAGCCATGTAGAGAATTATATGGGAAAAG